AAATGTAATTACCGTACACTTCAATCTTTTTATCTTCATCCGTCAATCCAGCGAGACTTGTTTGGTCATAGTTAATCTTTATTTCGACTTGGTGATTCTGGAGGGCAACGAGAGGTAAAAATGCTTTGTGGTCACAAAAGAAAAAGTGTAATGGTATGAACCCTGGATTTTCATTGGAGGATTTGCTGTTCAAATCTCGTGATTTAGTGCAGGTGTCCGCGAGATAATTTGACCATATATCAGTGTAATAATCGAAATGGTGTGAATCGACCTTCTGACCCCCTATATACAGGTCAATCGTAGAATTGTAAAACATCGTGAGGGTATTGGAAGAACCTTCGAACCACACGGCGTTAATGAGGTCACCGAGAACTGGGATCGTGATCGAGGTATCGTTATCGTTTATCGTTTTAATCAGTTTAGGGGCCTGCGAAAAATTCGTATGTCTCGTAAACTTCGTACGAAAGAAGGAATGTCCCTCGCCACTTATGAGGTATGCGTCTTGTACACCTTTGGAGACAAGTTGTATTAATGCACCAGACATTTAATAGATGCCCAGATTATAAAAACAGACACTTTCCCTGAGGGAAATCACTCTTGGGTTCTTCTGTAAATTTGCCTTGAATGTTGAAACCACCTTGTCTATACACCTTCATTCTTTTGTAATACATGGCTGTGAAGATCGACCACGGATCGTGTACATCATAGATGTGAGGTTCGTTCTTTTTCCCTTTTGTTTCTCTCATGATTCTCCCAATACTTTGAGTAATATCAGACTTGGGACTAGCTAATATAACTGTATCGAGTGTTGGGATATCCAGACCTTCGTGGGCTTGACTGAACGTCGCGAAGATGATCTTCTTCTTTGAGGATTCCTGGAGCGCCGCCTCCTTCATACCACCCATGTAGAGACCAGATGTCTTGGGAAAACATTGATGAAGAAACTCACAGTGTTGTCTACGGTCACTGAGAACGAGAAGCTGTCTCGTACCAGCTGAAGCCTTTTTGACAAGTTCAACCAACATCTGATTTCTCTGGCGGTCCTCAACAATTTGGGTAATCATGTTGGGCATGGAAATCTTCCCGTTTCTCATGGATGGTGGTGGGTTCCTATAATTTGGTGAGTCAAATGTTATGGGGAAAACCTCCACCTGTTCCTGGTTTTTTCGTTCAACGGCGAAGAATGTGGGTCCCATGAACCAGTGGAGAACCTTGGTGAGCCCATCCTTCCTTTCTGGGGTTGCTGAGAGTCCGTAAATGTGCTTGGGGCACATCTTGAAGAGACTTTGACTGAAAACTTTCGCACAGATATGGTGTGCCTCATCAACGATGAGCGTCCCTATACTCTCAAAGTCTGAGAAGCTGTATTCTTTGAGGGAGAGGGACTGAAGCATCGCGATTACAAAGTCACACTCCACCTCTTTCTTATCCTGTTGTACGACCCCGATAGTGGCTCCCGGACAAAACTGTTGGATACGTTCACGCCACTGATCCGCGAGAAACTGTTTATGGACGATGATCATCGTCCTGTATCCCAACTTACACGCTATTGCTAGGGAAACCGTCGTCTTCCCATAACCACATGGTAGAGAAAGGACACCGTGACCTGCTTTAATCGCTGCTGCGAGGGCATCATTTTGGTGTGTTGCGTCCCTGAGCTGTCCGACAAACTTGGTTCGGATCCGGGTGGGCTCAGGTCTCCTGTCTTCCTTGGGTTCTCCAAGCTTATCAGTTCCATAGAATCTTGGAATGCAGACTCCATTCTTAGTTGGTCTAAAAACTTTGAAAGGCGGGGGAGGAAATCCATAGTCTCCATTGACGATGGGTCTTACGGTAAGTTCCTTTTTAATTTCTTGAATTGGTCCCTCACTCACCAGGTATCCGGTTCTGGTGAGAGTGGTCATACTATACTTATTTAAAGGGTACAAACTTTAAATAGGTACAATGCCTACCGTCGACGTTGAAGAGAATATTAATAAGCTCCGTGAGAACATCGAGAAGATGACCCAAGAGGTTTTCCGCCTCCAGGGTATGCTCGCCACCTTCGAGGGGTTCAAGAAGGGTGGTCTCACGACCATTGATATGCCCAATGACCCCAATCAGCCCACCGAGGAGCCCACCGAGGAGCCCACCGAGGAGCTTGAGAGTACCCAAGAAAAGCCTGAGTGATCTCCCACGTTCCAAATACCCTTGAAATCTACTTCGATTTCAACTTCATCACCCCGTATAAGAGACTGCAAGGGTCGCCCCTTAACTTCGCACATCACTCTCCTATATCGGAATGGAACCTTTACTTTTAGAACCTGACCTTCGAGTGGATTACTCACACTCTTATTCGTGAGTAGGTGTTCCCTATTCGCGTGCATCCGCTCTATCATTTCAGAAACTCTTTGGGGAATCGTGAAGCGGATATACTTTTTTTCATTGTGTTCGTACATGGGTTCGTACACTTTAGCTGAGAACTTCATATACGATATACTAATAGTAAAACTATAAGTACCACAAACACAAATAACATGACCTGAGAGAGTAAGATGGGTTTCATGGGTTGTCTCGTTCCAAAGCAGATATGACTTAGAGACCTGGAAACTTCAGTTGCGGATTCGACACTCGAATATGGTGTGTCTCGTGGCGACATCATACCACACATGGCAACCTTGGAGCACTTCCCGAAAAATGGGAGTTGTCCATGAAGACTGAGAACACCCGACGATTGTGTGAAGACCCATTTGTCGTCTTTCCATTCTGCACCCCACCCGATCCGTATAGACTTTGGTGTGGGGACACCGAGTTGTCTCACGACCCCAGCCTTTAGAGTTTCTGGATCAGTTTTGAGAATTTCTGGTGTGAGATCACAAATGACACATGATATGGTTTTACAATCGGAGAGAACTTTAGGTTGTAAATTCCATTCCGTGGTGGTTGAGATTTCAATATCCGTCTTTATCTTGATTGGGGTATCATAATCGAGAAGAACATTTATGGCGCCGTATGTACTTTCACTCACTTTCTTGAATGCATCTGGTCCCCAGTTGTCCCCCAGCAACTTGAGAGCTGGACTATTGTCTAAACATAAAAATAGAACTCCATCCTTAATAACTCTTTCATCCGAAAACGTCGCGACGAAATCATTTTCACCATACTCAACACTCGACAACTCTGTCCCAAAGACAAAGTTTGCACCGGCATCCATAACTGCCTTTTCCATAGCGTCACACATCACTTTACCTGAAACCCTTTGTGTATAAATACCAGAAAGTCCTACGTGATCAAAACTTTTCACAAATTCGTAGGCGGACATTACATTCCATGTAACTCCATCCATGATGAGGGGCATGTGTTCGACATATTTCGAACCCTTTTTACTCAGTGGTCCGAGGGCATCCTTAAGAGGTGTACGTTTGTATTTTTCAGGGAAAGCATATACTTTCGTGAACAGAAGTGCAAGGGTGATGTAATCTCCAGGGCTCAGGGAGCGAATCATGAAGCCAAAGTATTTCTTTTTGTCGACGGGTAAGAAAAGGTCATGCCAGTTTATACCCATCTCGGTGATAAGAGACTTGAAGTTGATGAATGCACGATCAAATAGAATTCTATGTGCGTGAAGATCTCTCTTCTCGCCCTCTGGCTCCCACCAAGAACCACCTCCTGAGACTTTCCTATCGTAAATTGTAACTTCATGATTTCCTGATTGTAGAATTTCCCATGCTAGGGACAGACCAGTTGGACCGGCTCCTACGATATGAACCTTCATTCTACAATTATATTACAAAATAATTACTTATAGATTATTATATAGCTTTATTGTAGGATGCTATGTATAGCCTCACATAAGGCAACATTACCTAGCAGAAAGGTGAAAACGTGGAAATTTGCTGCTAAATTTCTCTGGAAGAATGCCACTGTACAAAATAAATCTGAATTGGGTCGTTGGACGAAGGAGGAACTCCTCGAACTTGGACCAACCTTTGTAAAATTAGGTCAAATCGCTTCGACGAGAGGGGATCTCTATCCACCAGAATTTACAAAAGAGTTGGAATCATTACAAGATGAAGTCCCTCCCGTGGAATTCGATACCATTGTAAATTATGATATTTTCAAAGAATTCGACCCTGTACCATTTAAATCTGCGAGTATCGGTCAAGTCCATATGGCTGTACTCCAAAACGGTCAAAAAGTTGTTGTAAAATTAAAGCGTCCAGGAATCCTGGATATCATGAAGGAAGATACCGACAACATACGCGACATTGTACATTTTCTAGAGCGCGTGGGTATCGACACGGGAAATAGTTCTGGTTCAGTTCTCGATGAGTCCATCGAGTACCTATTAGGTGAGGCTGATTACAAACAGGAAATTAACAACGCTATAAAGTTCAAGAAGAGTATGAAAGATGTTGATTGGGTGAAAGTTCCTAAAGTGTACAAGAAGTATTCAAACGATGAGATGATTGTCATGGAATATGTTCCATCTACAAAATTGACTGAAATCACAGATCCCAAGGTGAATAAGAAGAAGATCTGTGAAGCCCTGATTAACTCGTATGTCATTCAAACTATGGACAATGGTCTCTTTCACGCCGACCCACACCCCGGGAACTTGGGATTTTCATCAAAAGGGAAACTTGTATTTTATGATTTTGGGTTACTCGTACCACTCTCGGAAGAATTGAGAGATGGATTTACAAAACTGTTTGGGTTTATCATCATGCGAGACACGGCTGGTATAGTCGATACACTCGTCAAGTTGGGTGTGATTGTCCCAACATCTTCAGATGTTTCGGATATTGAACTCTTTTTTGAAACCATTTTAGGATACCTGGAGACCCTCGATGGTTCTGGGATTGTAAATGATGACCTTGCCACACAACTCGCCGTGGAAAAACCATTCGTCGTACCAAGTAGTTTCGTGTACCTCGCAAAAGCTTTCTCCACTATAGAGGGTATATGTCTTAAACTAGACCCGGATTTCAACTACTTCACATACCTAGAACCTCTCATTCAACAACAAATCATAGAATCTGTGGATGTCGGGGACATATTCATGAAGACGACGGAGATACCTGGTACGATTGGTAAGATAAATACAGCTGTCTCAGGACTTCAAAAGTCTAGGGGATCTATGAA